TCTATTCAGCAATCTACCGAATTCTCCGCTGCCTCTGTGCAGTTCTCGAAACTTCGCAAAAACAAGAATGGCGGTAAAGCCGTCTATCTCAACGCCGGCGACAACAAGAAGCTCTACATCCAGTTCCCCTTCATGCGTTCTCCTTATGGCCTGAGCGCCTTTACCGATGAGGGTACTGGTCGTACTTCCTATTCCCTTGACCTTTCTTTCGACAGTGACAATGCTGAGGCTATGGAAGTTCACGACAAGCTCAAGGAGCTCGACGACATCATCGTAAACACTGTCGCGGCCAACTCCAAGGAGTGGCTCGGCAAGGAGTTCAACGTGGCTGTCCTCAAGGAGGCGCTCTACAAGCCGATGATTCGCCCCGGTAAGGAGCAGTACCCTTCCACTATCAAGCTCAAGATCTTGACTAAGCCTGATGGCGCCTTTGTTCCCGAAGCCTATTCTATGTCTAAGCAGGCAGTCTCTCTTGACACTGTCGAGAAGGGACAGAAGTGTATGGCTATCGTTGACCTTAACCAGATTTGGTTCATCGACAACAAGTTCGGTGTGACGATCCGCCTTCAGCAGGTTCTTCTTGAGCAGTCTGCTAAGCTTCCCTCCTTTGCTTTCCAGGGTATTAACATCCCTGACGAGGAAGTTGATATTGAGGTCGAAGAGGAGGAAGTTGACGAAGTTGACGACCAGTAATTTCCAAGTCCCGAGTCCTGTTGACTCGTCCCCCCCCCCTATTCGTAAGTTGAAACAATCTTCTTACGAATATAATAATGAACGCTCAGGTGAAGAAATTGCTGAGGGGTAAGAAAGCGTGTGCCCCTGCGTCGCATCTATGGTTGAAAAAGAAAAATGGAACCATGACCAAGGGTGCTGTGAAAATTGGTGAAGGTCAATATGGTAAGGTGTATCGTGGATGTATAGATGATGGATGTGAAAAATACGTCGTCTACAAAGAAATTAGAACGCCTTCACTGAGTGAGAAGACCAACAATCTGCCGTTGGCAGGATTTAAAAAAGCCCTGGATGAGATGAACCCAAAGATGGAATTTACCATTGCAAAAAAATTGGAAGGTTTTGGGGTTCCCAAGATGTACCTCTACAAGACTTGTGATAAGAAGGATGTTCTTTATAGTGAATACGTGAAGGGTAAGGAGCTGGGGGAATGGATGAGGTTTCAACCCACTCTACTTGCCATGAAATCCGTTATGTTACAGGTCATCTATAACCTGTATCGCATCCAAAAGAAGTATCCGGGTTTCCGTCATCACGATCTTCATCTTGGAAATATCCTCGTTCGACCAGTTCCTGTGAAGGATATTAAATTCATGGGGCATACCATTTCTAACGCGGGGTTTGAAGCTGTCATTATTGATTTTGGATTTTCTGTATTCCCACGGATTAAGAATCCTCTCGTCAACGCCAGCAATTACAAGAACATCGGCATCTCGAGAAAGTCTGACAAACACTACGATTTACACTTTTTCCTGAACTCCATCCATAACCTGGTTCGTCAACCACGAACACGGACGGAACGTGTGGTGAAGACGTTCATCGAAAACCTGTTACCCAAAGAGTATCTCGTGAGTAGGTCGAATACTGTCAAGAACTATAGGCTGAGAGGTAACAAGACCGTCGATATCAGCTTTGAGGAGGTTTTATCGAAACCTTTCTTTACGGGTGAAACAGGGATGAAAAAGGTCATCCCTATGGTGAAACCCAAATCCGTTACAAAAATTCATGCTCCTCAACCAAAAACACCAGTAAACAAAGAGGCTGCTAAAGCGAGGGCTGTTGCTATCCTAAAGATGGGCAAAGCAAAACCCAAGAAACGCCCTGGTATCGTTAGAGCACGACCTTGAAGACTCGCTTCGTACCTTCGTCAACTTGAGAGAGTACCTTAAACTTTTGAGTCTTGACGAGTTTTTCACCACTCTTAGTGACGAATGATTTCATCCGTTCAACTTCACCACGGGGCATTTTCCTGGTGTACTTGAGCGTGACATTCTTGTTTCCAACAGTGAATACAGTTGAGGACATTTTAATATTTACTTACAATAAAATGCTCGCTTTCATCATTCTCGGATTGATCGCTATTATCGTTCTTCTTCAGACCACAAAGAAATCTTCCACTGGTGGGGACGGATGGACTGTTTTCGGAACCATGGGGTGTGGTTGGACCCGAAAGCAGTTGGACTACATGAAGAAGAATGGAAAGCCTCACACCTTTGTGGATTGTGATAATGGTGGGTGTGATGGCATGGATGCTTTCCCAACTCTACAGGGTCCCAATGGGGAGAAGATCGTTGGATACAGCGAGATCTGAAATTAGATGCCGCGGACAATCTGGAGAGAGAGGGCGAGGATGAACGCATCCAAAAGGGTGTTGATGGGCTTGAGCACGCTGATGTGCTTCACGAGGGATCGGTTCCACACGACACGGAGAAGGAAGGTACTGATGAGGATGGACAGCACGAACACGAGAAACTCCATGAGCGCATCGGAGCGGGTCTTAGCCTTGGTTACTTCTTGAATCATTTATTACAAGTGGATATTTTTTTCTAGAGCCATTACAAATGAAGGATCTTCCTCTGAGTGGTTCCGAAAATAAGTTCACCAATCGGAGATGGGGTTCTCAGAAAGGTATTGGGAATAACAATTGTTATGCCTACGCCGTTGGTGATTATGAGGCCTACAGGTGGCAAAAGTCCATTCCGGGTGACCGGTCTGGACTCTCAAATGGGAATCATTCGTATACCCACTGTACAGGTCTCCCCAAGCGCGTCGTTTCGGACAACCCCACGAGGGTGTACAAGACGGGTGCTAACGAGAAGTGCAAGAAGGGGTACTACAAAGTCATGATGTTCGTCTCTCCTGGGCGTCCATCGAACTATATCCGTCAAGGGGATTTTCACTTCTACAAACAACATGGAGTTGTTGAGTATAAAATCAAACCTGGGGACACAATGGCGTCTGTGGCTAAATTCTTTAAAGTCCCTGAATCTAGGGTGAAAAGGGCTGGTCCATTTAGGGTTGGCAAGCGTATCGTCTTCAAGGCGAATGTGTTCAGTCACAAGCGTGGGTGGGCGACTGGTCCACTTCTGACTGATGCAAAAGGTAACGCCATCAAGGATCCTCGTAGGGCTTCTAGGAACTATCCAGGTCTAAACTATGAGAGGTACTGCAGCTCATTCTGCGTCAAGAACCGAGGGATCAAAGTCGGTAAGACTCACCCCAAGGTCCGCAAGAATACTGTCTAGGTCAGGTTGGTTTTCGACATCAAAGGTAATGTCGAAGAGATCTAGTACGTCGAATATCGAATCTTCGTTCAAGGACACAGAGTTTGCCGTCGCTGTGTAATTGTTTTGAATCGTGACGACAATCTTGAATTGAGAAGCATCAAAAACTTTTCTACAGGTGGGGCATGTATTCTTACCTTGATCTTTCCATTGTTCTAGACAGTGGGAATGAAACATATGTCCACATCGAATCGGAGGATTTGTCCTCGTCGATTTGACTTCATTGAGACATATGGCACATGTCGACATTCTAGAATACAGGTTCAAAGTATTTTTCACGATTTCGCTCACCTCTAGTAGATATCCGGAATCTTGAGTAGGGGCTTATCACATGTTTTGCAGTTCCCCTTCCCCTGCTCCTCCTGTACCTTGGTAAGGAGAGATGGACCCTGGGTCTGAAGAAGCTTGCGGTACGAGTAGTTATCCTCGAAAGTGATGCCATTCTGCTTCATCACATAGTTGTTGAAAAGCTGGGCGGAAGAGTTTATGGTGAAACACCGACCATCGGCCATACCAAGTCGCTGAGACATTTTGTTAATATTACATCAGAAATTAATTTGTCTATTGGTGATCGTCTGCATCCAAGATTCAAAACCCTTTTCTCTGAGTTTTTCAATTAAGGGCTCACACCTGTATCCTAAAAAGATGTCAAAGACATCCGTCTCACTCGTCCTCGACACTCGGATGCTCGGGTTCTCATTGATGTGCTGGTTGATGATGTTGTAGGCGAAGGCAATCTCCTTCAAAGTCTCAGCTCCCGTAATGATAATTTTACCTGTGCTGAAGATACTACAAGTAATCTCCTTCATGTCTTCCGCCGGCTTGAACTTAATCTTGACTGCTGAATATCTGTCTGGTTCGAAAGAAACTTTGAAGATGTCATTGTATTCTTCGAACCAGTCAGCCACTTTCATGAGGTTGATGTTGTAATTGAGACTGAAGTTGGAGTTGATCATGACGACACGGAAAGCATCTGAAGACACATTGATGTCAAGGTCCAAAAACCTTTTGAAGATGTAAATGAGTTGTGTGATGATGCGTTTGCAATCAAATAGATCACAACATCCAGCAACCTGAATTGAACCATTCGGAAACACCTTCACAGACTTTGTGCTATAGGTATCATGGTAGGTGAGTGTCACTTGATTGTAGAATGTCGTCGGCTTCAGCTTCCACTCGAAACCATCTGTCGTAGTTCCACTGCGTTTGAGGCGATAAGATCCAACTTGTTCAAATGTTTCTCGAAGTTTTTTAATATCAATCTCCTGAATAAAGCTAGAAACCATTGTGATCGTCGTAATCTTCACCCATGAAGGACGAATCTCTTCCGGGAGGTTCTTTCGCATCTCCTCAAGAGTGAGGAGATACGAAAAGCTGTTATTTGCGATTGATGAATACATACTTTTTTACAATATGGGTGGTTGACTTAGGTG